CCATAGATATTAAGGTGTATCTTGCCATTCTAAGTTGAGCTAAATGTTTTCTCAACTCATCTTCTGTTTTTTTTATTTCTTTTACATGAGACAGCTCTTCATCTGTTACAATGCCATCACCATCTTCATCATATTCTTCATATATACTATTTTTTTGTAGTTTCTTCATAAGCTCTTTTAATCTCCTCTATTGTTCTTTTACAACCAATACAAGTTTTATTATTATCTAACTTACAAACACCTATACAAGGACTCATTTTGCAATGCTCCTCAAGCTCTCCATCACCTTATCTATTGATGGCTCTTTTCCATTAGGATTTAAAACACATTGATAATTTCGTGGGCATCCTACATGAATATCAGTAAACTCTAATTCGTATGTCTTTTGAGCGCCAACATAAATGCAAGCCATCTTATCTTTAAATACTTTTTGTTTTTTTAACCTGCAAGTGGTCATTTTTGGAAGAACCAAAGTACCATTTCTTATTTTTTGATCTCTTGTGTACTCTTTCGCAAAGACTTTTGCACCTACAACCAACGCTGCCATCACTAAACCAATGATAATAAACCCATATGCTACCCATTTAAGAACCTCTAATATTTCGTCTCTTTGTTGCCTTGCTTTTATTCTAGCTTGTCTTTGGGCTTCTTTAGCTTGGTTTATTCTTTCAGCTCTTTCGTTTAATATTTGATCCCAAGCAGTTGGTCCAAATCTAAGATTTATTATTTGTTTTAATTCCTGACGCTTTTCCTCAAGAAGTTTTCTATCTATAAAATCTGTTGCACTTGACTCTATACCAAACTGCTCTTTAAGGCCCATGCCTTTTCCTTGGCCTTTGTTCATTTGCTCTTCGCCAAGAAAGAAGCCATCTATTTGTTTGGCTATGCCTTGTATATCTTGAACCGTAGATATATTTTCTTTTATGAAATCAACACTTTTTTTTACTAAAGCAATTCCAGTTAATATTTCGGCAACAACCATAAATTAATCCTTTATTTATAGCCGCCACCTGACTTCTTGTAAGCTTTAGCCATCATCTGTGCTTTTCTAGCAGACCATTGACCGGGTCTTCCACCCTTACCACCTGCTTTTATTCTATTAAATATTCTTTTTCTTAATCCGGGTTTTGTATAGTTTCCTGCTTCGTTAACTCTGCTTTTCTTAACTCTGCCACCTGCCTTCATTCCAGAGCCATCATCTATATTTTTTGCTGTTCTTAGTATTTCAAGATCACCAGCATCTGTTCCAGATGTTAGAAAGCCACCACTCTTTAATCTTGTAACTTTCATCAAGCTCTCCTGTTTACTTTCTTTGCTTTGCTTGTTCTAGGAAAAGATCTATTAACTGATTTAGATTTTACTGTAAGATTCTTTTTTTTGTTATCTTTAGGATTACCATTCTTGTGAGCTACGTCTTTACCATCGCCCTTTTTAACTTTACCAGCAGTCTTCATTACTGATCTAGCTGTGTTTCTACTAGCTCTTCTTTTCTTTTGCTCTGCTTTTTTATGGTAGTTGTCATACTCACCACGATAGTTACGACTTGGCATTTTGAAGCTCTTCTAGTTCTTTTACCCATTCATAACCAAACTTACTTTCCCACACATGATCTGTAATAATCATTTGACAAGACTTACATTTTGTGGAGCTTTCCTTTGTTTCGTCTAATGCTGTTTTACATTTAGGGCATACTGTATCAATCATTATTTAGCTCTAGTCTTTCCTTTCATAGCACATCCATCAATAGATCTACTTCTTTTCACAGGACCACCTGCCATCATTCTGTTCATTGGTGTCATTCTGTTAGAGCCAGTGGCAGCGGAAGGCATTCTATTAGCTCCTGACATAGCCATGCTTCTTTTTTTAGCTTCTTCTCTTTTGTCCATTGCCAAAGAACCTATCGGGCTAAGACCAGTTTTCCCTAAAGCTGATGCAATTTTACTAGCAGGTCCTTTCCCCTTCATTATGCTATAAGCAGGAGAAAAGGTTTCTAACATTTTACCTATATTTTTTCTTTGTACTGGCTTTTTTTTTTGAGTTAAAGGACCTCCCATATTTTTCTTAATAGGAACATTTCTTTTTCTTTCATCCTTTTTGACATTACCAGCAGCTGCTGATGGAGCAACTCTCTTAGGAACAACTGGACCTGATTTTCTTGTTTTACCTTGCTGATAATTCATATAATCACGCAAACTTAAACCTGATTTTTTTAACTGCTCTTTTGTTACAATAGGTCCCTTTTTAGGCTTTGCCTTTTTAACCATTCTAGGATCCACAGTAGCATCTGCTTTTTTACCCATAAACTTAGTAGATTCTTTTTGTGACTTTATAAGATTATCTTTTTTGGTTTTTTTAGATTCAGCAAGTTTTCTCACAGGACTTTTCTTACTGTCAGGAACCTTTTTCTTAGAACCAGTAAAAAAACTTTTGATTCCTGCTACTAAATCGTCACCAATTTTTTTCTTTCTTGCGGGTCTTGGTTTTGGTAAGGCCATTTTATTTCCCTTCATTTGTTTTTGCATTGTTGATCTAGATATAGTCATTATTTTATCATAGATAAAAGTTCAGTTAAAGCACCTGTGTTAGTAACAGCAATTACAGTTAAAGCTCCTATAAGCATCCATTTAGCCTGAAACACAGCTTTTTTAATGTCTGTCATATCTGCTCTTAGTTCATCCACATGCTTTACTAAATAGTCTTGCTTTGATTTCCATTCAGCAAATTCTATTTGTAATGATTGTACATTTTTTTCCATTAACATTTCCACCTTCTTCTTGCCTGTCTTAAACGGCTATTGGGATTCTTTGCTGCTTTTGGAAACTTTTTCATTTGCCCTGCTGATCTTGCACAATATGATTTACGCCTAGCTGCTCTAGCTTTACTTGGCTTGCTTTCAGTTACTGCGGTTTTAAGTTTAGATCCGGGATTATCTCTACGATATTTAGCAACACCTTTAGCAGTCATACCGGCACCAGATTTGGTGGGCCGTTTATGCCCACCTCTGATTGTATGACCTTTCATAGTGCCTTTTTTTGCAGCCATTATGATAAGAACGCAGTTATCTTGTTACCAGATCCAGTAAAGGCATGTATATAAGCACCATTTTCGGCTAATATTCCTTGGTCTGGAATGTTTAAGGTATGCAAACCTGTTGGGAAACTTTGAACCAACAAATCTGCACCACCTGAACCATCTTTTATAGTTAATGCTCCCGCAGCATTACCAAAGATTACAATTTGTCTTATTCTGGATCTATCTGGGCCAATGACAGCAGCGCTATCCCCCTGATCAAAATTAAAGGCTTTTACATCTGAGCGACTACTCATTTAAACCTCCTATTATTGATCAGCAAAAGCAGGTGCTGTCGCAGATACTATGTTACCCCAAATATACCAATTTGTTGAATCCTTAGCCATGATATTAATTTCCATAATACCAAAATCAGTAAGTGTTAGTTTTGAGTTTGAATCGCCATCTGCATAGACTGCTACGTTATCTGCATTAGTATCTAAGTGCTGTACGCCACCAATAAAAAAGTTAGTGTCTGAACCAGAATCAATAATTAAGTTTTCTGCTTCTGTTGCTGCACCACCGTATATAAGCTTAAATGTAGCTCCTGCAGTGGGAGATGGAAGTGTGATTGTTCTATTAGCAGCTACAGCTGGTACAACCATTGTTCTTCCGCTGTGCGTTGCGTTATCGAGTGTTTTATCCTCGTCTGCTAATGCAACCGGCGCATCACCCATAGTCATAACTTCTGTGATTGTTCCGGTAGTCGCATTTTTACTAATAGTCTTGATAGTGCTTTCAGATCTAATAGGACCTGAGAATGTTGAATTAGCCATGATTAATCTCCTTGTCGTGGCAAATGTCTGCTAATGCAGTCAAGGGTTAATGTGAGAGGGAGCCGGAAAGGAACAGCTCCCTCTAAGGGGTTTTAAGCTCCCGGTGAACCAAACATACCGAGAGGATCTGACACACCAAATGAGTATCTCTCACGGGCTTTGTATCTTACATTACCTGTGTTGAAATCCCCATCCATTGATGTTGACATAGGTGTTCTTACAAACATCTTCATGCCGTTAGGAACATCAGTTGTTAAGAAAAACGCATCTGTATCTGTTAAGTAGTGATTAACAGAGTAGCCCTCTGGAATTGATCCATTGGTCTTGATTGCGTTTGTGTCATTATCTGATGTACCAACTCTTAAGTCAGTCTGTAATAACCTTGTTGCGACAAACATCAATGCTGGTGGAACGATTAACTTTCTTGGTCTTGCTGCAATTAACAAGCCTCTTTCGTCTACGAAAGCTGCAATATCAATCACTGCTTGCTCAAGAGATGTCTCGTTCAAATCAGCGTTTGTTGTTAGTCTGTTCTTATTGCTGCCACCAGCCACTGTTGGGTGAGCTGTGTTAAACAATGTTACACCATCACCACTTTGAAATGTATCAAAGCCTGTGTTAAGCAATGAAGCAGCTTTTGTCTGCTTTGTGTATGCCATTGCTCTTGCTAGTGCTTTTGTATAACGAGCTGACAATGAATCATAAAGATTATCTTCCATTGCCTCTTCTGTTATTGAAAAGCCCATAGCCACAGTTTCGTGGTTGTACCTTGAAGTAAATGACTCTTGTGCAGTGTCATATGAAATTGCTGCACCTTCCTGTTTTACAGGAGCCGCACCAAAACCAGATAACTTCACTTCTTCTTCAAAGCTTCGCTCTGAGTTTTCTACTTCATAGATTTCAGTATGCTCATCTTCATACTTTTGGTATTCCAAGCCAAACAATGCGTTTAAGCCCGGTAACAACTCTTTAAGGAGTTGCGCTCTTGATATAGCCATATTTCAATCTCCTTATTAAGCTGCTGACGGTGCGTTACCAGAAACAACACCAATACCAAGTTGATGACCTGTATTGAACTTACATAGCATTATTGGATAATCAGTACCCTTTTCATCGCCATCATAGCCACCTTTCCAATCAACGATTCTGATTGGTAAAGAAGCTGTGGTAGCTGCTGTACTGATATCAAGCGAAACTCTAGAAATACCTAAAGCAGAACTTGATGTTCCTTGTACTAATGCACAGTTAGCTGCAATATCGTCATTGTTAACAGATCCATCTGCTTGAATTTCAAACAAGATATTTGGATCGTCTGCTACATACACCATACCTTCGGTATGAGCTGAACCAGACCACTGTTGACTGAAACTTAACTGTTTTGTGCTGACATCAATATATCTGCACCCTAAAAAAATACCTATTGGAGTAGCTGAGGTAGTTCCAGTATCTTTTTCTATTGTTGTTGTTGATCCGTTATCTACTAACTTCACAACATCACCAAAACATATTCTTGTTGAATATGTAGATAAAATTGGATACTGACGAAACGCACCATTGTATGTTCCGCTTAAGTTACCTACAGGTCTTAATCCAAAAGGAGCTGCTGTTGCTGACATTAAACTGTCTCCCTTAAATTAAAATGTTAAATCATGAAGTGCGTGTGCTTTTCTCTGGTCTGAGAACTGGCATACGGGGGTCGGATTCCTTCAAAAAACTATTATCTACAGCCTGCATTTGAGATTGAGCCTGATCTGATTGATAGTCTCTTCTGGCATCCATGTTTTCTGTGGAGTTTTTGCAAAGTAACAATCCTCCAACCTCTACATTACCTTTGAATCTGGAATCAACATCAGAAATAATCTTCAACTCTGGATGATCTTCTAACTTTACTGGCTCCCAGCCCTCACGAAATTTAGATGACACATTGGTCATATCAGCCTGACCTAGGGAAGATGTTCTTATCCACCTATACTCAACACCATCTTGAGGTGTAGGGTCAGGTAAAGCAGATGGTCTTTTCCATGTAACTTTACGCTCTGTATTTTCTCTTGTGTCTAGTGTGCGTGGGTCTCTGTTAGCCATTTAATGACTCCTTCAATAATTGTTGCGCATATTGTTCAGGGGTAAGCCCAAGTCGTTTTGCGAGACCGATTTGGGTAGAGGTTAACTGCACTTTGCGTGGTTTTTTTGCACTTCGATTAACCGGGGCAACCACGTTACCAGCAGTGCGTTGAGGTGCTTCTACCTCTTCTGTCTCAACACTCTGCTTGTTTATATTGAAATGCTCTGGAAAAGCTTTTCCCATAGCTTCATCAATTCTTCTGTAATATTCTTCTGTATCTAATTGTGGGTTTATACCAGCTTTTACAAGCTTTTGATGTATACCCATTGCATAACCTGTCATATCTTCATGGCCATCTTTTTGAAACCAATCAGTATTAGCCTCAAGCCATTCTTTATCTCTACCTGTTGGTTCTTTAACCTTTGGTTGAGCGGGGGCCTGAGAAACTGGAGGAATATTATCAGGCTCCTCCGCTCTCACTGGAGGCTTGTAATTATCAACTCTATACTTTTCATTTTGTATAGCTGTTAATTTTTCTTGAGCCTCAATTAATTTATCTGGGTCTCCAGCCTCATAAGCCTCTTTGTATTCTTGCTTTGCTTTATCTAATTGAGCAGCAACTCTTCCTTTTGCCTGCTCTACTAGAACACCTTCACCATCATCTATGGTTTTTCTTAATTTTTTGTTTTCTTCTATCAACTTCTGTGTAGCTGATACAGCTTCATCACTTAATCTTTTAGCTTCCTCTTTTTGCCTTCTTTCTTCGTGATACTCATACTTAAGCTGTTTAATTCTTTTTTGCACATCACCTTTGTAGCTGTTGATTTCATCATCATCAGGTATGTTTGGCTCTGTATTTTCTGCTCTTTTTGGCCTGTTTTTATCTTCTGCAGGCGTGTCATCTACAACCTCAATCTCAACAGGATCATTGTTAAGAGATATTGTTTGTTCTTTTGTTTGTTCAATGTTTTCGTCTATTTGAACGTCTTGATCTAATTGTTCTGCTGTATTATTCATTACACCCTCGTATATTCTCTTGGATCATCAACGACAGCCTCAACTGTATCATCGTTAATTAATCTAAATTCTTCGCCTCTAAGCTTAAACCTTGTTCCTGAATAGGATCTAAATATAACAAAATCACCTTCTTTGCAGTATGGTCCGTCTGGGAACTTGTCAACATCTTTATATGCCGCATCACCCACCGCTATAACCAAACCGATAATAGATGCCGTTTGCTCCATTCCCTTTAATGCATCAGGAATAATAACACCACCTTGGGTTTTTTCTTCTAATTTTGGTATTGCTATAAGTAGTTTGTAGCCTTTTGGCTCTGGTAATTTACGAGTAGTATCTTCGTCTAACTTAATTTTTTCTGCAGAGTACATCTCTGTTCCTTTTTGCAGTGATTTAGGTTCACCGTAACCTTGCAGACTCAATCGTCTGAAATAACGTTATTTTAAATATACACAAGTATTGACTAGTTGAAAACCCCCTAATCTTCAATATATCTTTTTTCTGACTCTTCAAGAAGCTCTATAGCTATAGACATTCCCTCTATTTTCCCAACAAGTCTTTGATATTCTTCAAAGTTTTTTACCCTGCCTGATGCTAAGTGAAAAGAAACTGTATCAGATTCTTCTCTTACTTTTTTAATAATATGGGTGTATATAGTTTCATTTTTACTCATTCGTTAGGTCTTTTACTGTTTCTAAAGCAAGTCTAGTTCCTTCTGCTATAGCATCGTTTTGCACCTTTTGAGATTGAATTTGATTATCTGCAGAATTTTTTGTCAAAGCAACACCAAGCCTTGCTCCTTCTCTTTTATTCTCAGACTCAATTCTATCTGTTTGAATTTTTTCATTAGTTTGCGCTTTTAGTGTATCTAATTCTAATTTAGCTAAATCCATTTGTTTCTTATGCTCAAGCTCATCTTCTTTAATTTTAAGCTCTCTTTGCTGTATTTGGGTTAATGGATCTTGCTGTTGTTTTTGAGCTTCTGCTTGCTGTGCCTCTGCCGTATTTGCTTTTAAAAGTTTTTCAGCGGCTGCTGCGGTAACTCTTGAAAGTTCTTCTTCCACATCTTCTGGTAAAGGCTTTTCTTCATTTGGCATTGATACACCAAGGTTCTTTTCTATTTCTTTTCTATACTGGAAAGCCACATGCTCTGTTATGTGTGCTGATAAAGCCGCTTGTATTGCACCAGCAAATGGAGACTGACCAACCATTTCTTTTATCTTTGGATCATTAGCTGCCGCCATATGAACTCTAATATGTGCCTCATGATCTTGATACTTAAACGCTTTAACTGGCTCTTGTTTTAATATTGCCATGTTTTCTGTTACAGGATCTGCAGGCTTGATATCTTCTGGTAACTTAATTATTGTGCTAGCATCTTGTATTCCTAAAACCTCCAGCATCTGCCTGTGTAATTTACCCATGTCGTAAAGCTGAGGAGCTTGTTGTGCAAGTTGTAGTGCTGCTTGGTATTGCATAACTCTTTGAGACATAGTTGCTGCATTGGGATCAGATACAGGTATAACATCTATTCTCTCATCAAAGTCTTTTGTTCTGGAAAAGTCACCTTCCATTTCATAAGCATAGTTGTCATCCATATAATCCCTAATAACGGCAGCTAAAAGTCTTAACTCGTTTTTAAGAGCTGCATGAAGTCTGGCTTGAACACCAGACATAACTTTCATGGATCTTTCCATCAAAGCAAGAGTTGTCCCTACAGGAGCTTGGGCGTTAATGTCCCCAACCTGTATATCGGCTACCGACCCTATTCTTCTTCCTTCGTCAACGATGTTTCCAAGTAATTGGTACAATACCGAAGACGGTTCTTTGTAAGGAATGAAAGTAATAGCGTCACGGATTGCACCACCCGGGACATCAACGTCACGGAACTCACCCGGCATGAGAGGTGAATCATCACCCTTGATACGCAAACCCCTAGCTTTAAGACCAGCAGGCAAATTAGACAGCGTACCTGCATCGATGAGTTGTCTAAGTATTGAGGTTGCGCTTTTGGCGAGACCTCCGATGAGGTGTATAAGTCCTGTACCGTAAAAGCCCAACCCGGGGAGGTACCTATAGTGGACAAAGTACTGTCTCTTTCTTTTCTTTTTGTCATCTTCGTAATAGTTCCTTCTAATCGATAATATCTCTCTTGAGGATTTATCTATTGTAATAACGTAAGGTCTAGCTATTCCATCCTCTTCATTAAATGGCTCTGGCATTTCCATATCAACATGCATCTCTAAAAGAGTATGCCTGTCATCATCTTCAATCGTAGCGTTTTCACCATCTAGTTCATCATATTTTTCTTGTATATCTGACATATCTGGCTCAGGATCTGGCAATTCTACATCCCTGTAAAATCCATTATCTTGTAGTTTAGCTATGTCATTTGCTGATTTTTTCATCACATGTGTATATCTTTCACATGTCATAAGATCTGATGCACCATAAGAAACAACAAAGTCTTCTGCTGGAACAAACATGGCACACGGCCTTTCCATTATTGGATCATAATAAACCTTCTTAAAGGCAGAACCAGCAAGAGGTAATTTAAAAAGCATTTGTTCAGTTTCATCACGATACTCTGTCATCTCTTCTGTTAAGAGGTAATTCATTTCGTTTTCAACTCTTTGAGCCTGCTCTGTCTTTTCCCTAGACATTTTCCCAATGATCTTTGTTCGCACAGGACCTGAAGCAGGATATATTTCTCCCATAGCTTGTGCCTGAAATCTTACTATTGACTCTGTAAGTATTGGATGAAAAACGCCAGATGAACCCGCCCAAGGCTGTTGCCTTTCTTCTATTTTCATACCAAGAAGATCTAATCCTTTAACATAACTTTTTGCCCATTCACTTCTTGATTGTCTATCTGAATTAAAACTTGCTATTAAATCGCCTGCCATATGCTGTAAGTCATTGTCATCTATTTGTTCTGCAAGGTTTGAATCAAAACCGCCACTCATTATTTCTTCTACTTGCTCTCCGGTAAAATCAATAATCATTCCACCGTCTTCTGTTTCTATTGATACAGATTCTGGATTTTCAACTTCAATACTTATTTCTGGTTCTGCAGCTTCTTTAAAAGACTGTATAGGTGTTAAAGTTTTTTCAATAGCCATTTTTTAATCCTTAATAATACTCAACTGGTCTTCTGTATTTAGGCTCATCATCCCAGTCATCCATAGTTGTTCTGATCCAGCCACCTTGTCTAAATCTTAACAATGCCTGTGTGGTTGAGTCAACCAAATCATCATGATCACCGGCTGGGAAAGCTGCACATTCCTCAACAACCTCCTCTGCCCATCTCGTTGGTGGACACCAAACAACACCACTTGCAAACAGATCTGTGACACTGTTTACCCTTGCTATCTTATCCTGTCCACGGCTTGGTGTAAACTCTGTAACAGGTATTCCCATCGCCCTAAGCTCAAAAATTAATGGAGATCCAGCTGCTTTTGCCTCAACAATCATTTGATCTGGCTCAAATTCCCAGTACTTTTCATATGCTGCACGTTTCAATTCAGGAAATTCTAGTTTTTCTTTATATGCATCTATCAATATTAGATTTGGCCTTTCATTACCGTCATCATCTGGGTGGTAGAATATCCCCCATGTGGTACAGGCACTATAATCCGCTCTTTGCGTTTTTAAGAAGGCTGTGTCCCATGATTGAATTATAGCATCACAAGGGGGTAAATCGTTTTTATCCCACTCCTGCCACCATTCACGCTTGATTAATGCCCCTTCTTCCGATGTGGGGTCCTGTTGATACTGTGCGTTCCATTTTGATACCGGCAATTCTGCTTTTAGGGCGTCTAATTCACTGCCACTCCAAAATTCAGGCCATAATGGCTTGCCTGAAGGCATAATTGCAGGTAATTGTATCACTTCCCACTCATTTGAACCTTCTCTTTCAACAGATTTATTGACAATTTGCCCTGTTAGGTCTCTTTTTGACCATCTTGTCATCACAAGTATGATGGCACCACCCGGTTGAAGTCTCTGTCGAGGGCCAGATGTGTACCATTCGTAAACTTTGTTATAAACTTCTGGGTTATATTCACCCATTGTAGCCTCTTGCTCGGAGTGGGGGTCGTCAATTATCAAAATATCAGCACCCTTACCCGTCACTGCACCGCCAACACCTATCGCAAAGTAGTCACCACGCTTATTTGTATTCCATCTACCTGCAGCTTTACTGTCTGTAGATAGTTCTATGCCCGGAAAAACATTTTGGAAGTCCTGATTTTGTATTAAGTTACGAACCTTTCTGCCAAAACCAACAGATAGCTCTGCAGTGTGGGCAGTTTGAATAACTTTTTTCTCAGGATACATTCCTAAAAACCATGCAGGAAATAAATAACTTGCAAATTCCGACTTGGTATGACGGGGTGGCATGTTGATAATCAATCTTTTTAATTCACCCCGGGCCACTCTCTCAAAGGCCTCTGCCATTATCTCATGATGCCTACCATGAATAAAGGAAGGCCACATCATTTTAACAAAAGGAAGAAACCCTGTCCTAGCTTCTTCACGTTGCTTAACTGATTCGTACTCTTCAACTAAAGATAGAATCTCTTTTTGCTGCTCAGGAGGCAACTCTCCAATCTTGCTTAGATTGTTTTTTAATATGTGAGATAACTCATTCATCGTTATTCATGACTTCAGCTGGTCTGCTTATCATAATACTTTTTGCCAACTCAATCATCCACAAACTCTCTTCCGTTCCTGCTGTAGAAGAAATGTGCATAGTTCTTTCACCAAAACTATTCACAGACCAACTAACAATAAGCTCATCTTCATTAGATTCTTCAAATGTTTCTGGAAGTTTTCTGTAGTCGTCTAAGGTTACAACATTGT